GTGCATGTGCTGATGCTGCGGGTCGTCCTCGTCGCGACAACAACGCGCAACGAGACACACCGTGTCCATTTCGTCGACGTACACCTCGCCGAAGATGTTGCACGCCTCGCCCCAATTCAGTCGCGCGCCCTTGTGCTTGGCGACCTTTGTGCACCACTCGAGGGCCTCGATGCGCGCTTTGGCTCGGTCGAGGTGCGATGGCGCGCAAATGCGGACCTTCAGCGACTCGCGCACACCGCTCGAGGGGTTGCGGCGGTTGATGGTCTCGAGGTAGGCGGGGCGATCGGCAAACTCGATGACGTCGAGGTCGTCGGCCGTCTTCCCCTCGAGCCAGCTTTTGAGGCCATCGCTGGGCCCCCACTTCGGTTTGGGCTTCTTCCTGTCCGTCGTCTTCATGGGCGCAGGATAGCAAAAGACCCCCTACCTCGGGGAGCTACCCTTCGGCCGGGGGCCAGCCACGTCCATTTGGAGTGGTCGCGCCCCTGTAGCGGGGCACTCACGCGGTGAGCGAACCCTAGCAGCTAATCGCTGAACTTGCCCTGGAAGTTGATCGTGAGCTCCACCGCGTCGTCGAGCGGGATGTCGCCGTCGACGCTGACGAGGAACCCGACGACGTTCTTGGTGGTGACGGGCAGCTTGAGGCGCATCGACACCTCCTCGCCGCTTTTGACGCGCGCGAAATAGTCCCGCTCGGGTCCGTCTTCGTCGATGGCGGCGGTGAAGCTGCCGCTGACTTCCTGGTTGCCGAGCACCTTGCCGCTCGGGGACTGCTTCAGTGTGTGACGCAGTCGCCCGTTGTTCGTGTAGCTGAACGAGACGTTGGTGACCTGCACCAAGTCGCCCGGTCCCATGCTGATTTGCCCTCGCGGGTACTGGAGAATTTCACTGCTTGCCATGGCTCAGTTCCTCTCAGGCGACCTTATGTTGCACGACCGTCGAGAACTTGGCCAGCGGCGGGAAGATGGTGATTGGCAGCACGATGTTGCACTGCGAGCTGTCGGTCGCGTCGACGGCGACGATAAAGCTGCCGTTCTCGAGTGCCTCGTTGAACTTGTCTTGGCGCACCACGCCCTGCTGAATCCAGAACCGGACGCGTTGGGTGGTGAACGCCTTGACGTCCTTTTCCTGCACCACGCCCTTGGGCGGTTCGTCCTCGCCTGCCTGGATATCGGGCGACAACTTCGCGCCCTTGAACTCGCGCGGGATGTTCACCCGCAAGTCCTTGGCGACGGCGAACGTGCCGGTGACGCGCGAGGTGTCGAGCACCCGATCGTCGGGGTTGGCGCTCGCGTCGAGGTGATACGTGGTGATCGGGCGCGACGGTCGCGGCGTCCCATCAGCCTCGTAGGTGACGATGGTGATGCCGTTGTTCAACGCGTCCTCGACCTCGACCTCGGTGGGCTCGTCGGTGGCCAGGACGGCTGCGCCGAACAACGTGGCGACGTATGCCTCGTTGATGCGGTTGGCTGCTGGGTCGAGCCCTTCGGCCTTGAGGCGTGCGCCAGCTTCGGCGCCCCCGAACTCGTAAGCGCCGCTCTCGCCTTCCAGGCAGAACACGTACTGAGTGAGCTCGTGGTTGAGCGCGTCGGTGCCTGTCTTGAGACCGGCGAGCGCGCCTGTCGCGCCGACGACGACCTGCTGCAGCTTCGCGGTGAAGCCGCTTTTCCGCTGCTCGAGGTCGGTCTTCCACCGGCCGGGGTTGCTCGTCGCGCCGCCGTCTTGGGCGTCGAGGTTGCTGACGACCGGCAGGATGATGTCGTACTCCTTGCCGGCGACCGTGCTGATGGCCGTCGTGTGGTCCGCTTCGCCCGCACCAGGTACGGCGCTGCCCATGTCGCCGCTCAGCACGAGGGTGCCGCCGCTGCCGGAGAGGCCGACTGTCTCGAGGCGCAGCGTGGTGTCGTTGCCGATCAGCCCTGTTTGACCGAACGTCAACGTGACCACGCCTGCCGCGTTCAGCGCCGACAGCGGCAGGTCGTCCGCGAGGGCACCGATCGCCGCTGCGAGCTTGTCGCCGCCTTGCGTTGCGGTCTCGCCGCTCAGCCATACGACCTCGATCTTCCGTCCCTGGATGAACGCCTTGACGGTGACGTCGTTCGTCAACGGGCCGGAGCCAAAGGTGTACGTCGCTGTCGCTGCGGTGCCCGCTGGGTCGGCTGGCGACACCAGGTCGATCTGCGCGAGCCCGTACTCCTCAAACAACCGCTTGAAGGCGAGGTGGCCAGGCGACCCTGGCCCGAGGAACGTCGCCGCATCGGCTTCGCCAGCCACGGCTTCGAGCAACTCGGTGTCGGCGGTAATTGACCCAGCCGCGTCCTTGACGGCGACAAGCAGACCCTTTTTGGGGGCGCTGCCAGGCGACGCGGCGCCAGCTTTCAGGTCGACCTCGAGCGCGAGGCCAGGGGTCTTCACGGTTGGCGATACAGCGAGAGGGATGCCCACGGCCTACTCCTTGGGGTTGGGTTTCCCGTCGTCCTTTGGGGGCGCGGCGTCAGCCGCAGCCTTTTGGGCCTTCTTCTCGGCAGCGTGACTTGCCTTGATGAACGCCCGGTAACCTTCGACGCCGACATCTTTGACGGCGCCCTCTCGGACCTGGCGCTTGTATTCGCGCCTGAACCGGTGTGCCTCAGCGATCGGGATGGCGACCACGATGGCGGTGTCGACGCGCGTGCGGCCGTCGTCTTTCGTGCCAGCGGCCCCGATCGTGGTGAACCCAGCCGATGTTGCGGCGTAGCGCGTCGCCAGCCCCTTGCCGGTCGGACGCAGGAACAGGCCGAAGACCTGCTCGTAGTTATCCGTCTTGGTCTTCGCCATCGCCGCCCTAGCCTACACGCTTCACGGTCAACTGTGCATCCTCGAAAGTGGTGGACTTGTCGGGGGTGGCCGTCGCGCGCACCTCGAGCACCGCGCCAGCGGCCAAGGTGGCGATGCCGGCGAAGCTAAATGAGCCGGGGCTATTGGGCGAAAAGTCGCGGTGGGAGTGCAGCAGAACGACCGCCACGGCGTCGGCGTACAGCACGACCTCGACGATCGACGCGCCTGCCACCGACGTCAGTGCGCTGGTGTGCCAGGTCACGTTGTAGTCGCCAGCGGCGCCGACGGTGATCTGGCTGTTGGGGACCGAGCTGGCGCAACCGCGCTCTGGGCCTGCCGTGTCGAACGCCACCACCTTGGCCGGCACCGCAGTCAGCGCCTGCGGCGTCGCGTTGCCAACGACGCCCAGCATGGCGTATCCGCCGAGGGCGGTGACCATGAGGTCGCGCAGGTCTTGGGCCGAGATGTCCTCGGCGCCGTTCGTCGCCAGAAGCGCCTGGAGCTCGGCGAAGGTGCGTTCGGTCTCAGCCATCTTAGTCCTTGCCTGTGATGTCGAAGTCGGCGTTGAAGTCGTCGTTGAACGCGCCGAGAATCATGCCCACGAAGACGTCCTCGACGACGGGGAAGGGTGGCACGTCGGCGGTGGGCAAGTCCAGCTGGGTCGTCTTCCACTCGGTGAAGGTGATTTCGCCATCGGGGCTCGTCGCGCCGCGCGTGTCGATGCGCTGAACGGCGCCAAACGTCTCGATTTGCACGGCATACACGTAAGACGTCTTGGTCACGGCGAGGCGGGAACGGCCGATCACGCGCGTCGACGGGTTGCTGAAACGGAACCCCGCCACGCTTTTCCGGTCGTGGAGGTAGCTCTCGACGGCGTCGAGGATGTCGCGCGCCACGTCCCTGCGCTGCCCTGCGCCATCGGCACGGGTGGTGACGACGTACAGGGTCCACCGCTCAGGTCGCACGGCTGCGCCGCGTGCAACCGACTCGCCGCTGCCTGACGACTCCCACGCCAGCACCAACGACGGGGTGCCTGACTGGAGGCGAGCGTTGAACAGCTCGCGCGCCAGCGCTGCGCTTGTGATGGTCTCGAACTCGAGCGCCTGCGCCACGCTGCCTGGCCCTGTCGCGCTCAGCCCACCGACCATGCCTGGGGCCTCGATTGTGGCGAACGTCTCGAGGCCGTCGAGCGGCGGGTCGACACGCAAACGGGTGCCAGCCTCGATGTTCTGCCGCACCCCGCCCAACATGCTGATGATGGGGACCGACACGCCCGACGCGTTGATGATGGTCTCGCTGCGCGAGCGGACGAGGTTCTCGCGGTCGAGCGATTCCAGCTTGGACACCGATTGCTTGAGCGGCGCGAAGAAGCACCCGGCAGGCAACACAACGTCGCCAGCCGTCGCAGAAACGAGGGCGGTCCCTGTAGCTGGTTCGCCAGTCAGCGGGCGCAACACCTCGAGGATGGCGCGCGCAGTGCGGGTGGTTCGGCCGATCTGCCCCATCGTCTAGCCCGATGTGATGACGTCAAGGATGAGCTCGATCGCCTCGTCGAAGACAGCGTCGGGCACGTCGAAGAAGTCGCGCCGTGGCAGGTTGCCCTTGGGCGCGCCGAACAGGTGGTGGACGGCGTACTCGACGCCTGTGCTCGCCTCGGCGAAACGCGGCCCTGAGCTCGGCTCGATGCTGCCCGCGAGCACGCCGAAGTCCTGCAACAGCTTGCCGCCCTTGCGGCGCGAATTGCCAGCGACCGTGCTCGGCGCGAACGGGTCCCACCCGCCTTGGCCCTCGGTCTCGAACTCGTCGTTGACGGCCTCGACCAGCATTTCAGCCACGATCGCCATCGTCGGCGCAAGGTCGCCGCCGCGCTTCTCGAACGCCTCGACTTGCTTGAGCACGTCCGACGCGTCGGTGACGACGTTGAACATCGGCATGGGCGGCTAAAATCCCCCGCGCCCGTTCGGGTGTTCCTTCGTGCGCGCGAACTGCAAGCACGGCGGGTCGACGCTCACCTTGGTGGTGATGACGTTGTTCGGCCCCGCCTGCTGCTCGCCTCGAGCGCGCGCCTTCGCTTGCCCGATGTCCTTCAGCTTCAGCTCGGCGGCCTTACGGATAGCGGTGTACGGGCCGGTGCCTTGCTCGTCGAAGTGCTCGGGGCGCCTGCGCGACATTTCGTCGGCGGCGATGTCGCAAATCAGCCCTCGGACGTGCGCGTCGTTGTCGACCAGCTTCTGGATTTGCGCCTGCCCAAAGCCGTGCCCCAGCGCGCCCTCGGCACACTGCGAGGCCGACTCAAGCACGTCCTCCATGGTCGCGGCGTCAGCCTGCTCGTCGCCGTCGTCGTCGACGTACTGCGCGACTGTGCGCGGCCCGAACCTCCGCTCGAGCTGCGCGCGCGTGATAAGGGCCGACGCGGTGGCCATCGCCTACTCGAACAGCGGCTCGATACAGCCCTTGGCGTAAAAGTCGTCGATCGCCGCCTGGTTAAGGTCGACCCCAACGGCGAGCTCGTCGCCCTTCGACGCGTACCGTGCCACCTGCTTGGTGTGGCACATGTACTTGATTTGAGTGATGACGCGGTACCGACCGTCGTGGGAGGTCTTCGCGCTCTTGCGCGCCTTGCGCTTCTTGGGCTTGGGCTTGGCCTCGGGCGGCTCAGCCTTGGGTTCGGCGGGCGGCAGGGTGGCTTTGAAGTCTTCCTCGGTCGTCATCGCATCCTCGTGGGTCTGGTGAGCGTCGTGGCGCGCTCACCCGTGTGGTTGCTTACTGGACGACGTCAGCGATGCGACCGCCGACGTTGTTGCCTGTGATGACGGCAATGTCCGCCATCGAGGCGACCACCATGGTGCCGCCCTTGGGGCCTCGGTTCTCGATGCGGAACTCCCGCGTCTCGAACCCGACACCCGCGACGCCACGTCGGCGGAAGGTGTACGTCGTGGCGATTTCCTCGCCGTCCAGCGGGATGCCGGCAGGCGGGGTGGTGCACAGGATGACGCTGTCGCCGAGAACGTAGTCGAGGTTGCCCGTCGTCTCGTTCTTGACCTTCGCCGCCGCCACGTGGAACGGAGGCAAGCCAGGGATGCGGAAGTCGACCTGCGCCGATGCCGCGTCCTGTACGCGCCCGAGCGCGGTGTCGGCCGAGCTGTCGCCGATCATCTGCCGCATGTGGTCGCGGACAGACGGGTTTCGCAAGAACGCGTTGGCGACCTGCTGGTTGAACCACACCGCAGTGACCATTTGCGCGCTTTCCTCGACGCGCGAGTGCAGGTCAGCGATCGGGTCAGCAGCCGAGCCGCCGTTCCAATTGAACGTGGCGCCGAGCGTCACCGTGTTGTTGGCGTCCCACGAGCCAGCCGTGTCGAGCAACGTCCAGGTGTCGATCTCGCGGTCGAGCTGCAGCGCCCAACCGACGCGCCGCATGGCACGCTGGCGGGGACGATACGGCGCCCCGTCGGCGTTGGCGTTCTGCTCGGTGATGTCGTTGATGAACGAGCCGAGGAAGCGGTCCACCACCTTGTAGTTGGTGAGGCTCGACTTGGTTTCGACCTCGGGGATGGCGCCCTCACGCGAGCCCTTGACGTCGACCTGCCTGAACGCGTCGTCCAGGCTGAAATCGCGGTACTTGTCCTCGTCCTTGTCGACAAGGATCGGCGACGACACCTCATCAGCACGGAACGGGAACGGGCGATAGCCGGCCAGGTACGTCGACATCTCTGCCGGGTCGCTGACGTCGGCAGGGGTGAGGCTCAAGGTG